CTGCTCGAAGTCTGTGTCGAACTGCGCGAGTTGCGCACCCAGCTCGGTACTCCGAGTTTCCAGCCCCTTCAGTTCGGTGCGGAGCTTGTTCTCCTCGTCCTTCAAAAGTCCGGGGTTGTGGCTCCGCGTCTGCGCGTAGGAGATGTTGTGCAGTCGGGTGTTGATGTCCTGGATTTGGGCGTCAACGGCCTCTTTTTGCTTTGCCCACGCACCCCGCTGGCCGGCGGCGGCGTTCAAGTCGTAGCCGACGTAAAGGTCGTCCCACTGCTGAGCGGCGCTGGCGGCGGCGTTCGTGCTCGTGATGAGGTTGTTCAGGCGCGTGGCATCTCCATTGTAGGCGTCAAACTGCTCCTGCGTTTTGAACTCCCACTTGCCGGTCTTGCTGTTCTTAACAGCGCCGTGGCGTTGAGCCAAGGTATCCCACAGGTTTTCGGGCGTGGCGCCGAGGCGCTTAATAACACCTTGGAGCGCGTCATTATATCCTGTATAAGCCTTATAGCTGGCGTCGTATTCGGACGACAGCGAGCTCAGGTCGTACGTCTTGCCCTGCTCCGGCGCGGAGAAGGGCGCACTGGCGGTCGGGCCATTGGTAACGAAGGGAATCGCACGCCCCGTTTTTTGGCTCCAATACTCGTTGAACCCGACCGTGTCAGGTGTTTGCTCCGCCATCGCGCTCGGGGCTCCTGGCGCACTCTCCTGCTGGCGCTTCTTCAGGTATTCGTTAAAAGATACAGTCACCATTGCGACATCGGCACCCCCGTCTTCTGTTCGATGAATGTAAACACCCTATCCCATCCCGCGGTAGTCAACTGCGGGTTCTGTTGTTTCAACCAATCCGTAATTCCGGCCAGCTTGCTCTTGGGGTCCTTCACGTTAAGGTAGTGGCCGACCGCGCGCATCACGGAGTCATACCCCGCCCCCATATCAACGGGGTTGCTCTTCTGCTGAACATCGTCCAAGCTGGACAGCCAAGGCTTATAGTATTCTTCAAACAAAGCGGCCGCGTCGGCGGGGTCGTCGTACCCTCCGTAGGACAACAGCCAATCCACGACCGCCTCCTTGGTAAACTTTCCTGCGGCGTACAACTGCCCAAAGATGGAACTCTTCGGCTCAACCGTCGTAGTAGTCGGAGCAGTCGTACTCTTCGGCTTCTTGGCGTCTTTGGCTGCCTGGATAATCTGCTCAACCTGAGCGCGGCTGTGCCCGGCTCTCTCAAGCGCGGCCCACTGCGCCTCGGTGAGGTCGATGCCGTTCTGCGCGTATGTCAGGGCGATGTTGACCAGCTCGGCGTCCTTCTCCTTGTCCTTGGCCGCCTGAGCCTCGGTACGAATGGACTCAGCGGTGGCACCGCTGATGTTGTAAACGGACAGCAGGTTCGCCAGTTGCTCTTCGCTCAAGGTGTAGCCTTCCTGGAGCATACCTAGCGCTATCTCGGCCTCCGCTTCCCGGGCGGCTCGGGTCTTCTGCCCGTTGTAGGTACCGGTCAGGTTGGCAACCTCCACAGCGAAGGACTCGTTCCATTGGCGGATTTGCTCGTTCATCTGCTCGACCGTCAGGTTGTACTCAGCTTCCCACATCTGTATCTCATTCAACTGACTCAGGTAGTTTTGGGTCAGCTGGAGAATTGCATCGGCCTTTTGGAACTCACCCTGAGCCCGCAGGTCGGCAATTTGGCGCGCCGTGTTGGTGGCCAACTCCGTGCGCGCGGTATTGATGGCCCTGCGGTTGGTCATGGCGGTGGCCTGAATTTGGCCGTACTGGGCCTGGCCAATACCGCCGCGGTCGCCACGCGCCTCAGCATACAGGGCTTGGTTGTCCAGGGCCTTGGCTTCGTCGATGTCTACTTGGTTCTGCTGGGTTTGAAACTGCTTCTGCGCATCCTCCTCGGCGCGCTGGAGCTCCTTGACACCCTGGTTAACCGCATAGTCGATTTGCTGTTTTTGCTGTTGCTGCGCAGAGGAGTAAATCTGCGCGGCGTTGCCGTACATCGCAGACGCGGGGTTGCTGTTCTTGCTCTTGTTTTTAGCGATTTTCGCCTCGCGCTGTGCGTCCAGCGCGGCCACCTTCTCCGAGAGCGTGGGCTCAGTTCCGGATGCGCCGGAGCCCGCAGAGCCCGAGCCCGAGCCAGTAGTGGGCGCCGCGCCCCCGGTTGATTGGCTCGTCGGAGTCTGCGAGGTGTTCCCGCCTCGATAGACGACGATGCCGTGGTTCGCCAAGGCGGCGTCCTGAGCTTTTGTGCCCGCGGCTACTTGGTCTTTGTTTCCGCTGTTCTGCCCTGCGGCCACTTGCTCGTTTGCGGCCTTCAGGGCACTATCATTCTCCCAACTTGCGGCCATTCATCTCACTCCTTACCTACGCCCCGCGCAGACATAATCATGGTGGCAACCTCTTCCCGGGTGGCGAAGCTACCAGGTCGAGTGCCGTCGGTGATGCCGGCGGCTTTTGCCTCGCCCATCTTACTCCAACCGCTGGCGGGCTTCTCTGCCTGCCGGGCCAGCCACGCCTGCATCAAGGCGTCAAATTGTTCTTGCGACATGTCGGTCGCCTCCTTATATTCCGGACGATACGCGCCGACGATGTGCTTCTTATCCCGTCGGCGGGACAGCACAGCGCCCCCGTTGGCCTCGTCTCCGTCACCGGTGTTTCCGTCAATAGTGGTGATGTACTTGCCGTCACAGGCTTCGCAGATGCCGACGTGCTTTGCGTTTTTGCCCCCGGAGAAGTTGAAGAAAATCACGTCCCCCGGGCGGTAGTCCGTCACCCACTGGCTTTTATGAAACGCCATAAGGGTAGGACAATACGCGGTCTTACCGCCTCCGTAAAACAGCTTGGCGGCTCCCGCTTCACGGAACACCCACCACACGAAAGCACAGCACCACGGGTATGACGCGCCCTTTACCTCCCGCCCATAGTAGGCGGTGTTATACTTCACTCGGTTAGACCCGGCGGGGGCCTCCTTCGCCCCCAACTCGCCGCGGGCCACCGCCAACACTTTCTCAACCGTCATGCTCGGCTCCCGCCAGTTGCTGGTGCAGTTTCAGCACAGCAGCCTCCACGGCGTCTTGCACCGCGCTGTCATTCACATCGAAGCCCTTGGACTGCAAAAGCTCCAGGGCATATTTCAGTCGTACGTCTCCGCCGCACTGATGGTAAAGTTGCTGTGCCGCGGCCACTGCAATATCGACCCACTTGAGCAGGTCTTCTCTCTGCTCCGCGCTGGTCCGGCTCTTCAGCCAGGGAACCAAATACACGCCTATGAGTGCGGCCACGAGAAGAATTGCGGCGTTAATCAAAGGTGTCAGGTCAATCATTGATTACTCCTCCTTTTTATTGCTGTGCCCAAACAGGGCGCCGTCGTTGTGTTCAAAAACATTCTCCAGCACCTTGGCGAACAGAGCGCACAAGATGCCCGTAATGGCGGGCTCGGACAGCTCGGCCATCGTGTACACCTGCCCCAAGCAGACCGCGGAGTATATGGCTATCCCATAGGAAATAAAGACCCAAGAGATAGCCGACACCGCGACCGCCACAAACAGGAGCCTCGTTACACTGCCAATCCTGGCCCCCATCAGTTTTCTCGCACTGATGAGGGCCAGGGCACCGCCGATAATAACACCCGCCAAGAAGGCCACCAAAGCGGCCGAAGACAGGTTACTCACAGGGCGCCTCCTTACTGCTCGTGGGCGCTCTTGTTCAAGTGCTTGTCCAGCATCTGCAGTGCCTCTTTGCAGGGGCCGTTGCACCCCTTCTCGATGAGGCCTTGCAGAGCTCCGCGCAGTCCGTAGACGATGACCGTCAGTTCGGTCTGCACCGCTTTCATCTCCGCGTCGTGCCTATCGTGCAGGGCGTCGAGGTCCCGAGCCTGTTTGCCCGGTTGTCTCAGCCAGTCCACGAATTTCAGCACCGCGGCAACCACCACGCCGGTGGCGGTAATGACGCCGGCGACGGTTTGCAGGTTCCATTCCATTACTCAGTCACCCCCATCACATCGCGCGCCAGGTTGATGAGCTCGGCCTTATCGGCCCAGGTCCACAGGTCTCGCCATACCCTTACATTGGTGATGAAGCCTTCGTGGGGTTCGGTCTCGGTAGCGTCATAGCGCATGGGGCCAAACTCCAGGTGGAGCGTACGCTCTGCCATTAGCCGCTCCTCGGTAGCGATTGTCACGGGAAGCGCGGCAAACCCGGCGCCCGGCCCAGCCGGTTCGGCCTCGGTGTCTCTCTTCCACACCTTCACAGTTACCAGGCCAAGTTCTACGGCGATTTGGACACGATACCACACGCTCTCCGTAAAACGGAAGTTGTTGCCCGAAGCATCCTTCACATAGGCCCGGGTGCCGCCGGACCAATTTTCGTAAACGAAGCAAGCGTCGTCGTAGTTTACGCCAACGCGCACATCACTTCCGAGGACCCAGGCATCAATCAGGTCGCCCTTGGTGCCACTGTTGTCCGCCGGAGTCGGCTTGAAGTCAAACTGGAAGGTAGCTCGGCCCGAGACAGGTGTGCGGTGGTCCAACTTAACGCGGGCGCCACTTGCCGTTGTCCGCAAACGGAGCGCATTTCGCCCGTCCTCCTCCACCACGTCGGCGGAGTTGACGCCCGCCCCGGAAAGAGTCACCGCCCAGTCGGTTGCCTGGTCCGCGAAGGCCGCACCTGGGGCGTAGCCACCAAAGTCGTCCTTGAAGAAGGTGAACCGGCTATCGAGGGGGCTGTGGCCCGGGAAAGTCATCACGCGGCCATCGGAGTAGTGCTGCTCCCAGCGCCATGTATCGGTGTTATACCGCCAGTCCACCAGCCCGGGGCCAGGCGGTCCAACCAAGTCCTGCCAAAGGCGAAGCTCGCCCATGCGCACCGAGTAGGGTACGCCGACAAGGCCTTCGTCACGGCCGTTCAGGGTCTCCACAGCAAACCGTTTTGCGCCGCGGATAACATCCTCGTTGACAACATCGGACTCAAACACAACCTCGTAGGCGTCCGCCTCACGGGAAGTATCTCGCTCCCAAATCTTCAAACTCACCTTGCCGAGTTCGCAGGACAGCTTCAGCGAGTACCACGTGTCGAACAGAGGAGCCCACTTTTTGCCGTTGGGCGCCAGCATGAAGTAGTCCACACGAGACCCGGTGGTGATAGTTTCGGTGAGCCGCACCTCACAACCGGGGTTCACCGAGGGGTCGCCGCCACGGATGGTCGCGCGGATGATACGTCCGCTTCCGGCCACGCTACCAAAGTAGTATCCTTTGAACAGATTAAGCATCAATCCGGGGCGTGCTTCAGGGTGGCCGTCCGGCTGCTCCAGCTTGAAATCAGTCGTAGCGATATAGCCGTTATAAATAGGCTCCGAAACATGGAACTTATTGACCATGGACGTGTTCTCTTCATCGTTCACACAGGTCAGCCGCAACTTATTAACGCCGCCCTCGTCAACCACGCCATACGTGGCATAGCTACTGGAGGTGGGGTCGCCGTGGTACTTCTCCTCAAAGGTCAGCAGGGGGTTGCGGCCATAGAAGTTGTCGTCGCCGGGCCAATACGAAGCCAGAGTGTCACGCAGAATGGTGAACTTGGTATTGTCCACCGGACTGTGGCCGGGGGTGGTCTCAACGCGGCCGTCGGAGTATTGTTGCTCCCAGCGCCAAGTGTCGGTGTTGTAGTGACTGTGCTCCAAACCGGAGCCACCGATGTCCTGCCACACTCGGATGTTTTGGAGCCAAGCCGTGTACTCTCCTTCCGCCAGCATAGGACCGAACAGGAACCGCAACTCACGAGATGCGTTTTGGGCATCCGGAGTAATCAAGTCACTGCGGATTTGGGTCACGCCAGCGCCGCACAAAGGCTCGACCTCCGTATCGCGCTCCCAAACCTTCAGGGTTACCACCCCGGTATTCACACTCACCTTGACTCGATACCAGGTTCGCCCGGCCATGCGGTGTTTCCCACCGGCAGCGGCCGCAACAGCGTCCGACACCCAGTAGGTCTTGCCTTCGGCGTCCACTCGCGTAGAGCGGGTCAAGTTGGGAATGTCGCTCAACAGGAAGCTATCCCCGCTGTGGTTCAGCCAAGCACGAACTCTGTCGTTCAAGACCCACACGTCCAGCATCTCCGGGACGGAGCCTTCGCCTGAGGGCATGTAATCGAACTGAACACAGAGGTTCCCGGCCACGGGGTAGTTGAGGACCAGGCTCGCGCGGGCCTCGGTGGCCTCGCCGCGGGTGCGGAGCATCAGGCTTGGTACGCCGTTCTCAAGCACAAGGTCGTGCGAGGACAAGTCGTTGCAGTAACCCGGATGCTCGTGCCAGTGCTCCTGCGCGTTGGCGAAAAAGTCTCCGCCGAGGGGGTATCTACTAAAGTCCTCCTTGAGGATGGTGAGCTTGTCCGTCTCGGTGGGGCTGGGCCCAGCGCTACTTACGACGCGCCCGTCGGTGTAGGTGGTCTCCCAGCGCCACAGCTCCTCATCGTAGGTCACGCTTTTAACACCCGCGCCGTCCTTACCGTCGGCGCCGTCCTTGCCGTCCTTACCGTCGGCGCCATCCCGGCCAACAACGCCGTCCGCGCCTCGGCTCGGCTTCCCGGTGTCGACGTAGGTGTCGCCGTCCCACTTCCACCAGTTTCCGTTCTCGCCGATAGTAACCAGCTTGCCCGCGTAGCCCTTGGCGAACTCCACAGCGTCCTCAACCTGGGCCATGGCCGCTTTACGCGCGACGTCGAAGTTCTCAAGCAGGCTTCTTACACCGACAACGGCGTTCTTCGCCTCCGACGCGGATGCCGCCGCGTCGCGGCCCACAGTCAGGACGCGGTCGAGGTAACCGGTGTGGGCGGCGGGCGCGGAGGCGGTACCAGCGGCATAATACACCATAGTCTTAAAGCGGCGCTTGGCCAGCAGTTCCCCGTCGGCGCCGTACCAGTTCAGCTGGCACCAGCCTTGGCCGGCAAACTCTGTCCACTCACTGCCGACGTCCCACACCGCTGTGGTATCGCCTTGAGTAAGCACACCAGGCCACTCCAGTTCGTCGCCGGGTTTGCCCACAATCAGCTCCACGAAGCCCGGGCCGTAGGTGTGAATAAAGTCGGAGAGGTCAAACCGCACTTGGGTAACGCCGCGCTCTCCTTGGTTTCCGAGAATAATCGGCTGAGAAACAGCCGCGTCAATAATTCTCATAAGTTGTGTGCCTCCTTTTATGCGAAAGCGAGATACTTATATGTCTTGCCCTTGGTGTTCCCCTGCGCCGAAGCGGAATAGGTGGAGTGCCACGACACCTGGCCCTGGGCAATCGTGACCGTGGTTTGGTAGCCCAAACCGTAGGAGGAACTGGATGTCTTCAAGCAGGTCGCCCCGGAGGGGGCGTTGACCACAAGCATAAAGCCATCGTCGCCGTAGATAATCAAGAGCGAGGGGTCAAACCACAGGCTGAGGACGTTCTTGTCCTTCGCGCCGTAGGCCCCCGTACCTTTGTAGCTGCCCGCTGCGGGCGCGTAGCGCCGCATGGACTCCTCCAAGGGTACACCTACGCGCTTATACTCCTTGCCGCCCGAGAAGCCGGAGGCCGGGTACTTATCTGCCGAAGGGTCGTGCAAATTCTCCCACGGCCGCGCAGGAATGTTAGGGTGAACCAAATAGACTTGGCTGGACCAAAAAAGGGCGAGGCTGGTCGTCTCATACCACCAGCAATTCCCGGTATTAGCGTCGCTGGCTACCTTGAGGAAAAAACCCTCGCTGTTTTTCACGTACTTGCCCTTGAGAGCCGCGAAGACTTTTTCTCTTTTCTCAGTAGCGGAGAGGCTGTCCTTGTAGGTAACCGTGCCTTTGTTCCCGGTGAGATACAACTTGCCCGAGGCATCCTGCGCAACGCCGTCCCCGTACTCAAGCGTCACGCTAACGGCGGCGTTGTTGCTGCGCGTCACACGCACAAAGGCCGTTTGGTCGGTTACGTTTCGGTAGCTCGTCACGCCGGTGGTCTCTGCTTCAGTAACCGGCGCATACTTGCTCGCATCGTCGCGTCGCCGCCACCAGTAGTCGGTGTAGACCGACGCAGGGGCGAGGCGCAGAAGCTCCTCCACCTTTTTCGCCAAGTCGCCCAAATCCTTAACTACGGCGACCAGGCTGTCCAGCTTATCCAAGTTCTTCCCCACCAAGGGCTGAAGCACTTTAAGCGCGTCCGTGACCTTCGGGGCCGTCAGGTGCCCAACGCCGTACTCAGCCGCGGTGTCGCCAGGAAGAAAAATATTGCTGGCGTTCAGCGCGGTAAAGTCAACCTCGGTCACCTCCGCAATGCGTTTGGCCAGGCGCACCAGCTCGCTTTGGAGGTCAGTCTTCGCGTTGTCCGGGCCGCGCGCTCCAATCAAGCCGGCGGCATCCGCACTCTCCAGCTCACCCATAAGGTAATTCAACCCGTCCTTAGCCTCGTCGTGCAGGGCTTGCATGTCTTGGCGAACCTCGGTCTCCTCATGCCGGACGGTCGGAAAATCCGACGAGTTTCTCCAGTCCCTCTTAAACTTAAATCTTGTAAAAGCCATGCTTTATCGCTCCCTCCCTTGGAACTTATAGAAAATTTGAGCGGACGCCAACGACAAGTCCGCCCCGGGCTCCCGGTTCTCAAACGCCATGGAGAAGTGTCGCACGTGTCGGCACCCGGGCGTTCTCCGCATCACAGAAGCGTGTTTTGCGACTTGCAGACTGCGGTGGCCCAAGTTCCGGGGGAACAGGCGCCACGTGTAGGAGCGCAGGGGGGTCAAGTCCTCACGAGTCTCGTAGTCCGTGTCGTATCGGATGGTCAAGTCCGTATCCGTGTCGGACCGGACCGCGACGAGAATAGACGTCACATCCTTCAGCCGGTCGTAGCTTCCGAAGTCCTGCGTCGGGAATTTATAGACCTTCTCAATGGCGCCGTCATAGTCCATAAAACGCCGCTCAAACCGGGTGACCCGCCCCTTTGCATCCATGTGGTACAGGCGGTGCTCGTCGTCCTGAAAGTACGCGACACCCGGAACATTATTGAAATAAAACCAGCTCGGCTCGGACGCGGTGCTCAAGGAGTAATCCCACAGGTACACCTTGTCCCCGGCGCACAGCCAGTACCGGCTGTCATCGTCAAAGCTGGTCACGGCCGACGCACCCCGAACATCCGTCAGCAGGCCGCGGGTCTCGTTGCCGTTGACGTTTCGACTGACGCACTCCACGTTGTTCTCGTACGCCGCACTGCTGGAGCGGATAACATGGACGCCTTGGTAGGTATTGCAAAACACGAGGTTGTTCTCCACCAACTGGATGCTCCAGGGCAGGTTGCAACCCACCTTGTTGTTAATGTTGGTGTAAGTGAAGGAAACGCTACTGCGCTCGTCCACGGTCTCCACCGAAAAGTCCAGCTTGCCAACGCTGTGCTCCTTCAACACGATGGTATCGCTATATTGCCGGCCAAAGCCCGTAACCGGGTCCTCGGTATCCCCCACCAGGTTGTAGTAGGTAACGGGGAAATACGAGGGGTTCATACTCAGGTTATCGTTGCTGTTCCAATACACAGCGTTGGGCTGCGCCTCGCACCCGGCCATCAAGATGCAGATGTTCCGGTCGCCGCCGGCCACCATCGCGTAGGTGCAGTCCATGACAGCCTTCTTCGCATCCGGGTTCGCTTTTGCGTAGGTAATCTCCACCGTGTTGTTGGTTGCGGGGTTCGTGACGGGTGGGGCGGTTTTGAACGTAACCTGACCCTTCGCCTTGTCGACGGTGTATCCGTCTTCGGCGCCCGCGGTCAGCGTCTTGCCGTCGACCACCACCTTGACCACCCGGTCAATCTCCTTGACCGGGAGCTGATATACCTTCACATCAGCCTTGGCGTTGTATCGTACGGTCTTCTCATCGCTCAACCGGTTCTCCGGCTGGTAAGTGTCGCCCGCGCTGGTCGCGGGGTCGGCGTTGATGATGATGACTGGCGTGTAGCCAATCGTGGACATATCGGCGACCAAGAAAGGCAAAGTATCGGTGGGACGATACTCAATGCGGTAATAGCCGCCCCTGGTCTTGTAGAACAGGTAATCCTGGTAGCGGAAGAAGGTGCCCCGCACCTCGGGTACGCCGCCGCGCAGTTCCTTCAGCTCGAAGGTATCCGTGCTCGGGTCTGCATAATATAGCTTGGCCCCGATGTGGAAGAACGCGTGGCCCCAAAACAGCTGGCCAAAACAGGCGTACCCCTTCCCGAGGCTCTCCTCGCTGGCCCAAACCTGGCCGTCGCGGCACTGCAGCAGGCCGTCCTGCCACCACAAGTTCCGCACGTCGGGGGTTTGGTTGAGGGGCATCCGGTACTCCAGCTCCCGCAGGTTCAGGCCTCCCGTCAGCTCGGGAAAGTTAACTACGTAGGTCTTGCTCGGAGTCGGATAGCTGCTTAGGTTGATGTACATGCGGCATCACCTCAACCATAAAATCCGTAGGCATCGTCAACAGGGCGAACCTCGGTCGTAATACCGGCAAACATCTTTGCCAGTTTGTCTGCGTACTTGTTGCTGAACAGAGAGCACAGGAACGCGTCGTCGTGGGCTACGAGGAACGACGCCACGTAGAACGGAATAGCCTGATGGGTCTCCGGCTCATTGTCCAGCTCAGCCCCGTCGTCCGGGTTCTCCGGCAGCAGAGTGGGGTACCGATAGTAGGAGATAGTGTAATCCCCGGCCTCGTCCTTCGGCACCAACAGTGTCTTGCGCCCCTGGGTGGAGAAACAGTTGGTGTGCAACAGCTTACCGGTGGTGGTCGTAACCACACTGCCGGACACGAACTGGTAGAAGTCCTCGGGTAGCTCGTAGCGTGCCTGGTCTCCGACGACAGAGCGGGGCAGGGACGACAGAGTCAACACGGCAGGGATTTTCCGAGCCGTGGTGGCAATCTCCATCAGCGCATCGTTCACCAGGCTGGGGATGCGCTTCAGGTAGTCCAGCTGGTTATTATAAGAGTCAGTCACCGGCGCGCCCGCGCGGGTGTACTGGTTCAGTAGTTTCAAAACTTGGTCTTTAACTTGTCCGTAGTTCAAGTCGTCGCCTCCTCAAAGGGAATTAAGACAAAGAGAGGGCCCGCAGTGTGTCTACGGGCCCTCTCTCGTTACGTGCCGTTACCTATTGGTATCAGCTCAGTCATCGGTGGTACCCTCGGTGGTATCCTTGTCCAGGGTGCGCTTGGTCACAGCGCTGGAGCCGTGGTAGTAGATGGCGTCGGCCTTGTTGTTCAGCACGAAGGCGTCGAACAGGACTCGACCCTCCACCAG